CTCTAGAAATGGTTTAAAGGGCTACTTGGGCCTTCACCCATGCTTGAAGCTCAGTGAGCATTAGCGTGGTTTGACTGCATTGTCCAATAAGTATTGAGTAGGCGGTACTTGCATCAGTTCCTGAGGGGGCTGTGGAAATTCCCTCTGTTTTACTGCCACTGGGGTTGATGTGCAACCCACTACCATAAAAGTTCCTAAGATTAGCCAACTTAGCTTCATATTCATTCTTTACTCCAGAGGTGATGAGTGCTGCTTGTTTATCTTTTGAAGAATTCTCTGCTTCCTGCGCTTTTCCTGCTGCTTCAACACGCTCCTGATATGCAACAAATCGTGAATGTTCATAGCCATAGCCAAGATACACGCACCCACAAAGTACCATAACAACCAATCCAGCTTTGATGTAAGTTGTAACATTTAGTGGAAACATTATCTTTCGTCTAACGGCTTGGTGGTTAAGAATCTTAGGATAGCAACCAATATACCAATAATAATATAGCTAAAGCCATAGTAACGGTCACTGATTACTCCTTGGATACTAGAAAAGTTATCAAATAATGCCCCGAACACTACCAATGCGAAAGAAAACCACATTGTTTTGGAACGGTGCATTGGTTTTTTCATTTAAAAGGGATATGTCCTGTACCTGCAGCCCATAGTAAAAGTGCTACAGCACCCATACCAATTAGCTTAATCACCCTTTTGACGACAGATTCGCCTACAGAGGTATAAAAGTTCTTAATCACCTTTTCAGTTACTCTTTCTACAAGTTCTTCAAGTTGGTCGTCTGTTAGGGGGATTTGTGTGTTTGACATGATTAAGTAGCTTGAGTTTGGGCGGTTAAAATTCCGTTGGTAAATGTCATGGAACCATTAGTTCCAGTAAGTGTTAATTTTGCTGTAGTAATTGTGACAGACAATCCAGTTGGTGTCCCTGTAATTGCTGAATAAGGAATTGTAGTAGAGGCTGTAACTGCTCCTGTGTTGTTACCGTACAAATATCCAGTAAGTCCTGGAGTCTTAATATTGGATAGATTTGTATTGGCAATGTTACCGCCAGTAATAGATACATTATCCGAGTTTTGTGTAGATAAAGTCCCAAGACCATTAATGTTTCCGTTAGTCTTATAGAAGACTTGGTAAAACCAATCCCTAAACTGACGGGTATCTACACCTTGGTTAGTAGGAGGTGGTGGAGGAAGGTTGGTAAATGGATTGACAGCCATTATTCTTCCTCTGAATCCTCTTCATACTTCCAATTCTCAGCATAGCCATATTGTTGCAGTGCAGGAATTTGATGCTCCATACCTTCGCCAATGTCATCTCTTACGTTAATACAGTCAGGAATATCAATTTTCTTAACGTTCTTATAGGCACGTTCACAGGCTTGTTTAACGGTCTTTCCTACCCCGTTTGCCACTAAGACATAATCACCTGCCGTCACTAGGCAAGGACGCTCTGTAACCCCGTTCTCGTCGTTCTGAGGGGCATTACCAACCATTACCTCACATAAGGCGTAGTCGGTAGTTAATTCATCGGGTAAACCATAGATAGGAAATCCTGTATGGTCACGCCCCGTAGTCTTAGACCTAGGGTAATCCCCAATAGGGATAACGATACCAGTAGCAGTGTCGTAACTAACTTTGAGAGTATCTTTGCCATTTAATAAGTCAACCATCCAATCTACGACAGAACCCTTGTGAAGGGCTTGTTGAATGTTAAATAAAGGCCAACCTTTACGCATTGTCCATTCTAGGGGGCGAGGTTCACCTTTTTCATCCACAATAAAGGCTAAATCTACATAGCCAGTATGTCCAATAAAGCATAGGTAATCTTCAAAGCGTTTGAGGGTTTCATCAAACAAGTTAGATTTAGTAACATATTTGATAACAGTTCCCTGTTCACCTGTGTTACATCCATAGTTACCTGACATGAGCTTCTTGTGCTCAAATCCTTCAAGGATGTTCTTACCAAATCCATTAGGGCCTATCCAAGCTCCTACTCCGAACTCGATGCCCGGGACGAACTCTTGGAGGATGAAGTCTCTTCTTTTTCCTGTTTCTTTCCATCGTTGAAGCATGAAGACCATATCTGCTGCAGATTTAGATACATAAGATAGAGCCTTGTCTGCATCACCACTGGGTTTAGAGACGTATCGTTTGGGATTAGCTTTAACAAAGTCGATAGCACTGTTGTAGTCCTTAAATTCAAAAGAAGGGATAACTGCAAGTCCTGCCTTCTTCATAATGTCTTGACCATAATCACGGTCTAGTTCCATCTTGGCGCCAAGCATATTAGTACCAATAATTGGGTAACCCTCTTCATGGAACTTTTCTAGTTCCCGCATTTGAAAAGCGTTATCCGATAATACGATTAGGTCTGCTTGTTTGGCATGAATCTGCCAGTTCTGAACTTGGTCAATAAGTCCTTTGCCAATCTTAGAACGCTCCTGACCGTGGGGCTTAATCCATTGTTTAACTTCGTGTCCTTCGGAAAGAGCACGAATACCAAAGTCAACCAATGCTCCTGCAGGGTCAAGCAATAATATGCGCATTATTTCATTTTCTTTCTAGTCTTGCCTGAAGGTGGTTTACCTGCTCTAGCTTTAGAAAGAGCAATAGCAACTGCTTGCTTTTGTGGACGACCAGCCTTCACCTCTTTGGAGATGTTAGAAGAAATAGTCTTTTTAGATGAACCTGATTTAAGAGGCATTATTTTTTCTTCCTTTGTGTTTCATAGGCACCATAAGTTGCTTTAATAATTAAATTTGCTGCACGAGATAACTCTTTGTCAGTTCTAGCGTTATTAATCATATCAGTAACTTTTTTAAATTCCGTTGGGTCTTTGATAATGGTTTTGTTAACATTTGCACCAATATTACTCCATAGTGTTTTCCCTTGTTCAACAGGAAGACCTTTTAAATAATATCCCAATTCTTGTTTAAATACTTTTTGACCAACCTCATCTTTACCAAAATTACCCATTTGAGTATTAATAGTTCTGTAATCTTTACTTTTAAACATCTCTGGTAAATTATCTCTAGCTTTTGCAATAAACTCTTTTTCAGAAGCGTTACGTGCAACCTTTTCAGCACCGCCTGGAATAAACTTGTTTACAGCTTCACGAACCTTCTCTTGTTCATTCTTGCTTAATGCTTTGAACTCATCTGATTTGAGGTTATTGATAACAGCATTACCATCTAAGGCATTACCATCTTCATCAAGAAATAGGTTTTTAATCTTTTTAGCAGATGAAGCACGAGATTCTGCAGGAAACTCCGAAACAATATGTGTCAAATCTTCTTTTAAACCTGCACCAGTTTTTTCAGCTAATGCTGCGTCATATCCAGCTTTAGCGTCTTCATATAACTTATTAACTGTTGCGTCTTTTCCATGTTGTGCTTGTAACTCTTGAGTAAACTTATATGTTTCACTTGTTGGGTCAGTAGACACCTTAACACCAGCAGTTTTAGCTTCTGTACCTAATGCAGATTCAACATCACGAGCCGCAAGTTTTGCTTCTCCTTGAGGAATAAACTTAGATAACTTTGCAACTTTACCAGCTACTCCAGGCATCATTGTATAAGCCGCAGTTTCAGCCATACCAAATACTTTTTGAGCTAATTTGGACTTAACTAAAAAGTCTGTTGTAGATTTCACTGGGGCTGGCATACCAGTAGCTAATCCAGCAAGTGTTTGTGTACCTGTGCCATAACCTAAATCTTTAGCAACAGATTCAGCTAATCCAGATGCGGCACCCATTACAGCACCGCCAGCACCAGTAACTAATGCTCCTGGGCCAGTAAAACCACCAATTAATCCTCCAATAGCACCACCAGTAGCAGCACCTTTAGCAATATTAGAACCATATTCTGACATTGGTACTTTATTAACACGAGATGGGTCAAATCCAAATGTTTGTTTGGCTATTGGAACTTCTTTACGAAGAGAAGTTGGAGCCATCAATGCTGCACCACCTTCAGTTACTTGTGGTGTTGTCAATCCAGTTGCGGGTTTATAGTCAGTTTTTGGAATATCGGCAGGAGCACCTTCTACAGATACTTTTGCTTCTGGCTCAGACTTACCAAGGTGAGAAATAATCTTTTCTTTAGCTTTTGAAGGGTCTGTTTCAGAAATATCGTAATGCTGACCTTGGTATTCATATACTGGCATAGTAGTCTTTAATCTAGTTTGATTGGGTCTTCTTTAGTACCAGTGCCACGAGGCTTTTCACCACCAATTGGATTCTTTGTAGTAAATTCTGTAAAACTCATATCAGGATTGTCTTGGGCTTCTTTTGCTGCCCTATCAATATCTTTTTGAGTAAATGGAATTGCTTTGCGAACTATGTCTAATTCTTGTTGAATTAAGGCTTTGCGTTCTGGAGCAATCTTAGGGTCACTCATTTGAGCTTTTGCAGAAGACTCAACAATACGACGCATCTCACCAAGTTTATCTAATGTGACATTAAGAGACGAACCAGCTTGAATGAATACACCTTTTTCAATACTATCTGTCAATCCAACTAAACCAGTTGCTGCACCACCAGACTCCAATGCCGCCAATCCACGAGCAACACCAGTCATACGAGTTTGTAACTTTTGTGATGTTTCATCTGATAATTTCTGATTTAATGCAGATAGTGGGGCTGTATACAAACTATTAAATTGTTTTTGTTGAAACATTGGGCCAGTAGTTGTAATTGGCAAATTAGCAAGATTTTCAAGTGCATCTGAGGTTTGCGTAAATGCTTGGATTACACGACTAGCGGCAGGAGATTCTTTACCACCGCCAGGGCCATTACGAATCAAAGCTACTAAATGTTGGTTTTGTAAATCTGCACGTTTCTCGGCACGGTCAGCAGCAGCTTCTGCACGGTCTTGAGATTCAATCTTGGCTCTCATAACAGGAGACATTTTAGAAAGTAATTTCTCTTTCATGTCAGGAGTCCAAGTTGTAGGCATATCTTTAGGAGGTTCAATACCAGTACGCTCTAAAGCGTCTTTTAAACGACGGTCATAGTCTACTTGGCTCTTTGCACCATACAAAGTAGAAGCAAAATCATCTTTAGCTTCAGTCTTTTGTTTTTGAGCATCTTTTAATGTTTCTTGAGACCTAGTTTGTAATCTACGAGCTTCTTGTTCAGCTTGTTGAGCTTCTGCAGTCTTACCCATAGCTTTAAGATAACTAGCATCTTTAAGGGCTTTTTGAGCTTGTTGTGCTTCTGTTTGAGCAGTAACCATACTTTGATTAACCAAACCAGCACTTGTCATTTCTCCATCAGGGGTTGTCAACTTATATTGTGGGCCTAACATATTGCCAGCCATAGCACCTAGTCCAGCTTGTGGTTTACCACCTGCACCCATACCACCAGCCATACCAGCTAATGGTTGTTGTGGTGCCATGTCTTGTTTGGCTTGTTGTAAGGCTTGTGACTGTAATCCATATTGTTGCGATGCAATATCTTCCTGCCTAAATGCTTGAGCAGGGCTTGTTTGCAATACATTAGCTAATTCTGAAAGACTTGCCATATTAACTCACCGAAGGAGATGATTGATTGTATTGGGAATAGAGTGTTTGTAATGGGTTTAGTACGTTTGCTGCTCCACCAGCTAACTGTTGTAATCCCAACGCACCTAGACCTGCTTGACCAAAGTTAATACCTTGTTGAGCTTGTGCTGCACCTGCAGGAGCTTGATTAGCACCTGATAATGTGGCTAGTAAGTTTTGTTGTTGTTGTAAGCTAGAAGTAGCATATTGTTGACCAAACTGTTGAGCTTGCAACAATCCACCGCCTGATACTAAACGACCCTGTGCAGCTTGTTGAGCTTGTTGAGCCTGTAAGCCTTGTTGAAGGTTAAACTGGTAACCTGGAGTAGAGGTAATGGTATTTGGGTTTGCCAGTAAGTTCTGTAACTGGGAAGCTGCTTGTGAACGGTATTGAGCGTATGGGTCTGCAACACCTGGTTTAGTAGCACCGCCACCAAGTAATGATGCAGCTTGTCCTAATTGTCCAATACCGCCTATTAATTGAGCACCAGTCTTGGCATATCCAGCTAAGTCACCCAGTGTAGTTCCTACGCCACCTTGGGCAATAACTTTACCAGAAGCATCAAGAATATCACCGCCTTGAATAGAACCCATTGAACCGTCTGCTAATTGGAATGGCGTAGCTTGAGCACCTGCAGCAGCACCTTCTAATTGAGCCGCAGTTCCACCCGCTTGTGCAATTTGTTCTGCAGTTAATCCAGCTTGAGCTAATTGCTCTCCTGAAAGTCCAGCTTGAAGTAATTGACTTGCAGTTGCACCATTAGATAATGCGTCTGCAACAGACATTGTTCCTGCTGCTGCTTGTGCTGCGGCATCTGCTGAAAATGCTAATGCACCTGCATCTGCGGCTGCAACATCTGCTCCTCCAGCACCTAATACAGGGCCTACAAATTCTGCTGCTGCTGCGGTTGATTCTGCCATGATTCTATCCTATTAATTTACCAAACACACGTTCTGTCTGTTTGTATCCTAAACGCTCAAATATTGCACCAACATCTTGGTGTACTTTAGTATTCATTATTAAACGCTGAACACCATAGCTCTTTAGGATTTCCTCGTTCTTAATGAACAATTTTACTCCTGTTGAGCCTTTTCGATAATCTTTAGATATAAAAAATATATCATTTGTAGCTGTCAAACTATCTTTATAAT